GCCGACCGATGTACTTGTTGCAGTGCCACAGGTCAGGGCAACTATCCCGGTCATACTCGACGGGCTTGTGATGGTGTCCGATTCGCTGAACGTGATTGACTGTAGAGTAGTCCCAGATGTTGAATGAGTACCTACGTTAATCAACGCCTTTGCGTAATCATAACCTTTTGTGTCTATGCTCATGGCCTGCGTACCGTTTGAAGCGGTCGTTACAGCAGGAGTCATAGCAATAGATCCTTCTTGTGCATGTATCATAATAAGCTCCTTTAGCTTGAGGCTGTAATTATGCCAACGACCAGCCCTGCAACAGTTGCAGTACCGAGATCATGATTGTTGATGTCGATTCTTTCACGGCCACGCACCGCGATCTGGTCTGTTTCAAACATGCTGATACCGTCAACAGTTGCAGACGCATCAAATGCAAGTTCTGTGCTGGTACGATCACCAAAATCAGAACTTAATCCCAGATTACCGAATATAATCGGGATCTGGCTTGTGGCATCAGAAGACACCATAACTTCGTTGTGTACTACTGGATAACCAAGGAAGCTTGATCCGCCGCCTGCTTCGAGATTACCCACGGTGTTTCCACCTGCTGCCGTTTTGAGTTTCTGCAATACCTGATCGGCAACCAGATGCGTACAATGCCACTTTGCTCCAGGCCGAGCATACGCCGGAAGTATTGATACCACGCCATGCATATTAGCAAGAGTGATGTTGATAAACTCATCGCCAGCCGCCAATATCAAACCGCCGCCCTCGTCAACACCGTTGATTGATGCGAGCTTTGTTACAACGCCAGTGATTCCGCCATTCGTCGATATGCCAGTACCAACAAAGCCTGCTGTGTCTTCAGCAAGTGCGAACGCACGATTAATCTCAACTGCAAGATCGTCTGCGATATTAATGATTATGTCTTCGACAAGCTCATTAGTCATTACCGCAATGACAAGCAGTTTCTTAGCGACAAGCTTAACCTGATCCCACGTCTTGTTAGATGCGGTTCCAGCAACCTTCTCGCCAGCCCAATGTGCGGTCAAGCCACCTGTAACGCGTGGACGCGACTTCGTATCAGACATCATCGGGATTACCTTTGCATGATTACGGAATACACCGTAAGAGACGCGAAGATCAATGGTGTCGGTTGAGAACTCTGGGAATACCAGGTACCCGCCCTTAGTATTATCGCCTTCTTCTTGACCAGCGTTCATTGGCAAGCAGCCGTGATCCTTACACCATTCGATTGCTCTTGCACTGCCTACGCCGTTATTCATGGCAATAACCTGCATACCAAACTTGTATGCGTTAGCTTCACCGTTTACGCCAGTAAAGGCCGTGAGGCCAGTTACACGCCTACATGAACGTGGAACCGTGATGATCTGTGATGCAACTGCACCCGGATCACCCGGAGCAACCGGAGCGACAAGGCGATCAAGCTTAGGCATTGGCCGCGTCTTCATGGCCTCAGCCTCAGCAGACTCTTTTTCAAGAGCCTCTGCGTTTTCAATCGCCGTATTCAGCGATTTGCCATCAGTCTTCAAACCGTCAAACGATACCTGCTGCTCTTCACTGATTATGCCATCTTCGGCACCTTCAATGATAGCCTGCATCTCGCCTGCGATTGCGACTTTCCGAGCTTTCAATTCTTCAAGAGTCAATATAACTCTCCTTTCTTCAATTAAATTACACTTACGTTTATATCCTTCAGGCCGGCTACCGCCCTGCCTTAGAGATTCATTTCGTCAAGTTCTGCCTGAGCAAGCGATGATGCCTTGCCGCCCTTTGGCAGTATATCCGTCAATAACTGTTCCATTGTGGCGATACGATCAACCATGCCGGCAGCGACCGCCTGCTTTGCACCAAACACCCTGCCCTCGCCAAAGCTTGACTTGACAGTTGCCTGCGACACGCCACGTCCCCTTGCAAGATCATAGGTGAACATGTCATAATACATATCAACGCCAGCCTGCATATTCGCAAGAGCGTCGTCGTCCAGTGGTTCGTGGGGGTTTCTCTCTGTCTTGAACTTGCCAGCCGATACGATAGTCGTCTTGAATCCAGCTTCGGCCTCTGCCTGCGACTGGTCAGTATGAACGGCTAGAATTCCAACCGAACCAACCTGCCCGCCAGTCGTAACTATGATCTCGTCAGCCGCCGATGCAATCCATAACGCCGCAGATGCCATAAGGCTATTCGCCATCGCAATGATCGGCTTGCTGCCTCTGGCTGAATATATCTTATTGAATAGCTCTGCAACACCAAACACGTTGCCGCCCGGACTGTCAACATCGATCACGATAGCCCCGATTGACGGGTCATTGATAGCCTGGTCGAACATTGCACCAAACTTCTCGGTAGATGTTCCGCCAGAATACTCGGACATAAGATTCATTTTTTGAGAAACAACACCGTACAGTGGGAGTATAGCAACATCGCCGCGAACATTCTTGAACTTCGAAGCTCGCTTTGCCTCATATTTCGGGGGTTCGATACCGACAAAAGTCTTGCTCTCCATGAAAGCAATCATTTCATTCATCTTTTCAGGCATGATCGCCCACTGAGTCGAGTTTATGAAAGCAATTACATTATCATACATTTGCGGCCTCGCTTAAAATATTTTGCACTTTCAATAAATGCGGTATTCTTTCGAAATTCACAGTCTCGCCAGATTTGATTTCATTATACAACGTGAGACTTGTTACGTCAACATCTAAGCCGAAAGGTTCAAGAGTTTTTGTAATATATTTGTTGTGCTTTTCGTAGAATGAGTCAGCCCACGCCATAAGTTTTTCGCTACTCAGCTTTGAATGCTTTGAGATTTCCCTGAATTCTGCGTTCACAATCCTCGCCGCAGCATCGTTAGTGAACTGGCTTGTGTTTACCGTAGGCTCTTCGCCAACCTTCTGTAGTGTTGTTCGGTTAAGCTGCACAAGATACTTGTCGCCATCAGTTCCGATATTGTTCAAGTTTTCAAGCCGGCGTACCTCGTTTATACTCATCCATCCCATATCAAGCGAACTGCGGTACGCCTCATATCTCGCTTTAATGTCACCACGCAACAACCCTTCAAACACAAACTCCGCAAAATAGCCATTGGATTTCTGAGCAGGCGTTAGAAGTTTACGCCATATCTCCATCTCCCAACGTCTCGCCAATCCCTGTAGAGTATCGGTAACGTATTCGATGTTCTGTTGTTCAATGTTTGAGAATGTCGCTCTTGACAGATCCGCAACCTTATGCGGTTTCATACGGAACCATCGGCAAATATCAGGAATAGAGAATTGAGACGTTTGCACAAACTGAGCCTCTTCAGGGGGGATCGTCCACTTCTTGAATTCCATACCCTCTTCGAGTACGACCATCTTGTTAGACTGACCGGCCCCTCCGTGATCACGTCTGATAGATGCAAGCAGTCTGGTTTGTGCCTCTTCTGATAGGTTCCCTGGATGCGTCAATGCACCTTCCGGATTGGCACCGTTGCCGAAGAACGCGGCTCCGAACTTCTCCATCGCTGTGTACCGTCCGAGGTTTTCGCGTGCATTATGGATTACATTGATCCCCGTCACGCCGTCCGTGCTTAGTCCGGGGATGTGTAATATTTTGTCAACAGGAACATCAGCAGTGTTACCCTTGCCGTCAATAACGCGGTAATAGAGATTGCCCTGGTTATCCCGCATTGGAGTTACACGCCGTGGATGTATCGGCCAAAGTTCGACTACGTTGCCAGTCCTATCTCTTATGATCTCTGCGTATCCGTTTCCCCATCCAAGAACAGCAGCGGTGATAGTCTGCCGGAATGTCAGCGATGTCATCTCTGGATTCGGTTCTCTTGCAATCACCCTGCCGAGCGGATCGTTTATGATCTCTTTGCCTTCATCAACAGTTTTGTAAAGCTTTAGAGGTAGCTTGCCGATGTCTTCTGATATGTACGATATGCAGGCGTAAACAGTCGAAAGCCTGAGTGCGGATTCGTTAGTGATAATCTCGCCAGAGGTTGTGCGTCTGTAACCATTGAACGTGTTGACGCTGCCACCTGTGCTGGCCTGAGCTTTTGTAAACGGCCATCTTATATCTTTGCCTAATATTTTCATATCTTTATAACTCCGCGGTCTTCATATTTTGATACAAAATTAAATCCCTGTGTCAATCTCGCCCCTATAGCCATTGCAAGAGCTACCATACCATCTATTTTCTCAGAACTTTTTGATTTGTCAAACTTAATATTTCCTGCCGGGTCCATGACAACCTGGATATTACCAGCCATCCAATTCAAAACGGGATTGTTTTGGTGAATGAGGTTGCCGGCCAGGTAAAGCCTCTCTATCTCCTTGCACGGGGCCGACATTGATGCATAGCCTTGTCCATGGGAGAACATTTTATTCTCCGGTGCCCCTTCCTCGACAAGCCGCTGGCGTATCGCTTCGAAGTTCCAACGATCAAAACCGATAAGTTGCATATTAAACTTAGCACAGTCTGTAAGTATATCGTGCATTACCACATGATAATCAATCACGTTGCCCGGTGTCATTTTAATATAGCCCTGCTTTGCCCATTGCGTATACGGCACTCGATCTTTGCGTTCACGGCTTCTTGCGTTGTCTTCTGGAATCCAGAATCTTGATACGACTGTCGTTTTGTCTCCTATCGGAAATGTCATTATAAACGCTGTAATATCGCTATTGCTCGACAGGTCAAGGCCGGCAAAACACTTCTTGCCTTCAAGCAGTTTCTCGTCAATGGTGGATGTAAGCGAATCCCATATCGGCATATTAACCCACTTGACCTCCTGAGTAGTCCAGATGTTGAGCTTTTTGGTGAGGAAATTATTGAACTTAGTGGTTGACTCTTTGGCCTCCCGGCACATATCCCGCATATCGTCGATCGACACAGAGATATTAAGATTGGGATTTGCTTTCGGCCATACAGATTCATCGTCCCACTTGTCGCCTTCGTCCAATGTGTATACGATTGCAAAATAAGAATCGTCCTCAACCGTGCCATCCAGTATCTTGATCGCATAGTCTCTTTCAAGATAGCAAGCGGATTGTTTATTGAAGCCGGCAGTCGTGATGATATAAATCAACGGCTGAGTCCTCGCACCCTTCGCTGAGTCGATCACTTCAAGCATTGTGCTATCTGGATGTGCGTGGTATTCATCTACTAAAGCAAGATGAACGTTCAATCCGTCTTGATATTTCGAGTCCTTACCCAACGGCTTCCATGTTGAGTGATCGGACACGATAGCCTTCTTGAAAACCTCAACGCATCCGCCGAGATTAGCAGGATCTGATCGCTCGGCCATCCGGCGAGCCTCTTCAAAAGTAATCCTTGCTTGCTCTTCTTTTGTCGCAATAGAGTAAATCTGTGCCCCGGCCTCATTATCAAACGCCAGCCCATAAAGACCAACGCCAGCCAGGTCAGTTGATTTTCCATTCTTCCGGGCAATCTCTTCGTACACCTTGCGGAACCTGCGAGTGCCGTCTTTACGTTTCCATCCATAGATAACCCACTTTATAAACAGTTGCCACGGTTCAAGCTTAAACTTAGTGCCAGCCCACCTGCCCTGTGTGTGCTTTAATGTGTCGAAGAACCGAACAACCTTTATCGCAGCAGTGTCATTGAATTCTAATCCCCTGCTTTCACCAGTCTTCAAGTCATTTAGGTGACGCTTAACACACAGTTTCACATAGTCACACGCAACAATAGAGCCGTCAAGTACGCCGGCCATGTATTGCTCGACAGTGTTCTTTATCTTTTGTTGGGATGCGGTTAGTTTCAGTTTATCATCCTAATAATTTATGCT